ACTTCTGATTCCAAATCTCTGATTTGTTTCTGACACCCAGAGATACGAGTATTGTTTTTAGAAATGCCATGCGTTAAGTTAGTAATCTCCTTTGATAGTTTTGTAAAGTGATGCTCTCGCTCCTCCTCTTCTTTAATTGCTTGTTCTAGTTCTTGATAACCAGATTGCAACTCCTTTATCTTATCTTGAGCATCACTGATATTATTTAACCGAAACTCTTCTTCTATATCCTGTTTACAGGTAGGGCAAACAGTATTCTCTTCAAAAAACTTAGTCTTCTTAGTAATGGTTGATACCTTATTAGATAGAGTACCCTTTATAGTTCCCATCTTCCTAAGTTTTTCTGTAGCACCTGTTACCTTTTCTTGTTCTTTTGTTAGGTCATGGACATTATTTTCAAGTTCTTCATTTATTTTAACATAATTATCAGATTCAGTAAAAAGAGTATTAATTTTTATATTATTATCTTCAATTCTACTCTTACCTTGTTGCTCCAACTCCTCCATAAAGTTAGTCTGCATCTTAACTTTATCATTAAGCGACTCCTTCTTCAAATCCAAAGTTCTTATTTCCTCTCTAACTCCTCTTATCTTATCTTTAATTAAATTATTCATAGAAGAGAAAATCTTAATATCTAAAAGATCTTCTATAACTTCTCTTCTATTAGGAGCAGACAATTGCATAAAGGGAACAAAATTAGTACTACCTAAAATAACAATCTGAGTAAAAGACTTATAGTTCATCTTTATTACATTCTGCTCTAACCACTTCTGCTGATCATTAGCAGCAGAGAATTGATCCATACATACATCATTTCTATGAATCTCAAATAGGTTAGGTTTAATCCCTCTTACTACCTTCCACTGAGTTTCTGCAATAGAAAACTCCACCTCAACTCTACAATCCTTTTCATTGACTGTATTAATAAGTTGAGACTTACTAATCTTTCTAAATGGTTTATTAAACAAACTAAATGTTAGAGCATCTAATACTGTACTTTTTCCAGCACCATTAGTTCCAACAATCAAGGTTGTCGAATCCTTATCTAATTCAATTTCTGTATATTGATTTCCTGTAGAAAGGAAATTCTTCCACTTAATATTTTGAAATGTTATCATTTTCTAAAGGTGGAATAACAATGTCATTTTTAGTGATTACAGAGTACCTATAATCGTGCATTTCGCATGTTTTAATCACAACTTTTCCATCAACCTCAATTACGTGCATTTCTGGGTAGTCTTGATCTTCTAATAAAAGAGCATAACGAATAGCATCATCCTCATCTTCAAACAGATAGAGAACTTGTTCTCCATTATCTGCTGTCACAGAATAAGCTCCTTCAGTTTCTGCTCCTTCTATTGTTAGAATAAACATTAGACTAACTCACAAGCTTCTTGATAGACTTCTTGCAAGAATTTTTGAACTCTTGATTTATCAATATCTATCTCAGACTCCTCAATATACCTATTAAGGATAGAAAGGGTATCTTCAGATTCAAAAGCTTCAAACTCTGCTGCATCATGTAGAGCAAAGTTCTCCACTATTTTAAGTTCTGCTACATTAGCATTATACACCTTATCAATGAATTTTTCAAATTGTACTTGATCACTCTTCTGTCTAACAACTATCTTTACTATTTTATTCTCTAACTCTCTTGCATCAAATAACTGATGATCATTATCATTATAATAAATTATATGATGAAGTCTATATGGATTATTAACTGGAGTATGTTCGAATGTCTCTGTATCAAATAAATGAAATCCTCTATTAGTATCATTTACATCATTCCAGAACATCTCATAAGGATTTCCAAGGTAATAGATATTATCTTTATTAGATCTGCAATGATAATGCCCAGAGAATGTCTTTTTAAATTTCTTAAATATATCCCACTCCATTCCATGTTCCATCATATGACCTGGTGTTGCTCTAAATCCATTCAATTCAAGATGTCCCATACAGATAGGAGATCTTGACTTTTTAATCAGTGCTTCACTCATCTCCCTATTATCACTATTAATCCAAGGTACAAGAGTAATATTACAATTACCTACCATTATAGAAGTTACTTCTGAATATATTTTTATATTATCATACTCACGTAGTAATAGATCAACTGCATTTATATCATTAGTATTCTTATAATATGCTGTATGATTACCTACTATGGTATGGACAGTAATGCCCATCTCTTTCAACTTATCAAAATAATTATTCTTTGCCCAAGTTAACGCGCCAAAATCTATTGACTTCCTACTATCAAAGGTGTCACCCATATCAATGACAGTATCTATACCTTCAGAATACAATACAGGGAAGAAAACATCCTCATAAAATTTAAGGAAATAATCGTGAAACAATTTGGAATTTTTTCTGCATCCAAAATGCTGGTCTGTAATTATTGCTACCTTCATTAATTACGAAGTTTAGAATGAACAGCATCCTTGATTTGATTATACTCGCTATAGTTTCCATCGTCAAGGGTATCTCTTTCAAAGACTTGTTCATATCCAGTCTTCTCGAGAATCTTATTCTTAATCTCCAATTGCTTCTTCTCCTTCTGTATTCTACGTAAGAACGCGTAGTGAATAATTTGTGTGAAATAAGCAAACGGGTTTTGAGACTTTTCAGGGT